AAGCACATCACCATAAAAATCAGCGTACCTAGCTTGTATAGTGAGTATAGGATTGTTATTGGTATTAATAACACTGGTGTGATATATCACAGCAACTGAGTTTGCGTTGGCAAGTGGATTGGTATTGGGGAATGACTGGCCAGTGGGAATTGATATGGTTTCAGATGGCACAAACGATGGTAAAATAGAATTAACGATATTCATATCGCCCCTTGCACCTGCATTCTGATCTACGAATACAGGGAAATCGAACTCTCCAATGGGAATCTCTAACGAATAATATCCCTGTTGAACATCAATATTTTCAATATCTGCTGCATTCAATATGAGAGAGGCAATCCCTGTTACAGGTAGCTGCAAGGTTAATGCTTTACGCAGTAGCACGGTGGTACCATCATAACTGATGATGCGGCAACTAATCTCTTTGTCTGTGATATTTACCGGTTTCTGTTCCTGATTTAAAAACTGAAACTGGATCATATTATCAACGCCTTTATGCAGCGTTAAAGGTTTGCTATATACAGGCATATATTCCCTCACTGAATTGCCGAACAATAGGACAACAATTTGGCGTTGTGTGTAAACAAAAACTGAAGTACTATAAGCCATGTATTCTTTTTCCTAATGTTAATTATTTATCACATCAAACGATAAATAAAAGGGAAAGCGATAATACTAAATTATTAACTTCGGGCATCCGAGAGTAAATATAGTTTACAATAACATATACAATGCCCCATAATGAGTTTTTTAAGAAGCTTAGCGATAGTCACCCGTTCATAACAGTTTGTTCCTATGCCAATCAGGATTATGTGGGCATCGTTCAAAATAGAGATGATGCTGTTACTACTATTTACGACTATGGAGCCATAGTCGATATCAATATTAAGGGTAAATTCTTAGAATTGGGTGATATATGGTGGTGGGAGAGCAATAGATTAATACCAATCAATCTCTTCCTGAAAGAAGATTGGGCTATTTTTAAACCATATTTGCGTACATTTACAAATAAAAGCCTAATAATAGTTCACGGACCAGTTTGCAGTATGAATGAACTACATAAACGCCGTAGCAAACGCCGTAGCATCACATTAGTAAAACGTATGCCTTAGTCCTTGCTTTGTTCTTCTAAAATATTCATATGGACAACCACTAACTGTGCGTAGGCACAAGAATGCGAACGCTTGAATACATAGCCGTCTGATCCTTTATCCCATACAGTTTTACTAATCTCACTCCAAGGTTTACCAATTAGATGTTTTTTACCAGGTCTGATTACTGCTAGAAACATAGCGAGGCGCGGGATGCTATCGATAGGTTCTGGCATCTTCTGCAAATTGTAATACTGATTGTTCAAATGAATCAGCTTTTCAACAAATGAACTATTCCTAAGTTTATTCCAATTTGGTTCACACATCAAATTAATTAGATGAGCCTCGTCCCTAACGTGAGTATAAACGTGAACATTGAGCAAGTCTAACTTAAAATAACCGCGCTCTTCCGCATCAGAATAGTCAATTGAAGCCATATCATTGACAGGATCATATGGTATATCAGTCACGTATATACCAGTAGCGTGTTTCCTGATCGGAGAAACTTTACGCATAGCTGCGGGAACAAACTCTATGTGGTTGAGTAACTCTTCCCTTGAGCCAAAATCAATATCAATATCACCTGATTTAAGTATCACGGTGTCACCATCCCTGCTTTGATCAGCTTGGCGTAGGCTCGCTGAACAGTTAATGCTTGATGTTCTGCGTCAGCCGCCGCGGTGTGCTTGGTAACGTGTCCACCGTCTTTTAGTTTGACACCGGTGACCTCAAACAATGTCCGAGTGTCTCGCACCATATAAAAGGGCCAGGGAATCTTCATATCAAGTTGTCGCCAAGCACTTTCCATTGCCACACAATCAAACCCTGCACCGTTGCTCCATACTGCTCGCCGATTCCAGCAAAATTTGTACAGCTTTTCCATACATACTTGAAATGACTCTCTACCATTATCACCCATAGCTTCTTCCATGGCTGCGGCGCTTTGATTACCCCACCACCTGATGGTATCTTCATTGATTACACGATTATAAACATCGGTTTGTTCATCAATAGTAGGGCGCAATTCCAATCTATCTACCACTCCCATTCCTTTGGGATTAAACGATACCGCACCAATCGTTAATATCACACAGTTTGGTGATGTGTCTAAACTTTCAATATCTAGCATTACATCTAATGACATCTTATTCCTTTTAAAATTTATCACTTACCCCCATTTTAATAAAAAGAGTAAGTATTTCTTCTCGTCAATTATACAGTATCTAGTAACATTGTCAACATATTTCAACTCGATTCCGTATATTTCTGCTAAATGAGATTTGAATACATTTGGTCCACAATGGGCATACAATTCTTTAAACTCTTTTCTCACTAGTGTAAGCTCAGTCCACTCTATCTTAGAGGAATTCATTATGACCACCTCAACACAAATCTTACATAATCCCGTTCATACCTAAACTTAACGTAGATAGTTTCATAATCTATTTTCCATCTAGCGTGCCGCTCATACTTTTCAATCGACTCTGTTATCCAGTTAACTATCTCGTCATATCGATCCATGTAGGTACTTACTTGATCAAAATGATTAGGTAGATGGCAGGTATGCCAGCCTAAATTGCCATCGTCATTCCAGTGCCATGTAATGGGCTGATCAGTCATACTCAATAGCCGGCCGCGACCAACAATTCCTTTACTTGCGGCACTATTTTAATATCTCGTATAAACTTAATGGCCCATAGTTCAGGATTGATATAGTCGATGATCATTTTAACCTGAGTTTCGTCTAACTCATCTAAAAATTTAGTACCACTTGCACTTTGATATAGCATCCATGGACTAATCTTACCGGTTGTGACGGCGTAACAGAGTTTATTCTTATTGGCATATCGTAAAATATCACGATTCAATACCCGTTCTGTTTCTGCTAGTGTGATAGTAGTTTCAATACTACGAGCAATTGCGTCTAGCGGGTCTTCTTCGCGAAGGTATTCTGTAAGAAATTTGTTATATGAACTATCACTATTCCAAGCATCAACTTTAACCTGGTTCTTCAACAACCAATCTACAAACCTATTGATATTCAGCGCATTAATATCAACACAATAAGTCCCAAACTTTACAAAGGCGGTGTAATATGCACTCTTAATGAATTCTTCGTATGTTCGATTTTTCTTGCTGGTACTATTTTTTACATAAAACTGCAACCAAGCTTGAAATCCGATCCGGTTACCACGCCTATCCTTCTCTAGCCAACGATGTTTATATTCACATATATGTTTTAATACAGTTGATTCACGTAGGAATTCACGTTTGCAAAATTCACAACCGTACTTGATAACACTATCCGTTTCCTCTATCTTTTTCATATTCTTCAATATCATCATCAGTTATTATTTGGTTAAGGGTTTCAATGTCGGATATTTTGAGATTTGGAAACAAATTACTCAAATGTATTTTACGCTTTTGCTCAATTACAAATGTCTTAGCAATCTCAGTTAAGGTTTCGCTATCTGCTTTAGGGTAAATCTTTGCATAGTAGTCTTTAACTTCCTTAGCCTTTGCAGGTGTTTTAAGTTTACTGACACTTGCGCTTATGTTTGGGATCCATTGATGAAATTGCTTGCCCAAGCCCGGACTAGCTGCACATAACATTAGCCATTGAAGCTTGGGATGTTTTTGTACGTTTTCATTGAATAGATATTTATTAGCGTGATACTCAGTGCTTTGCAAATAATATCCCTGGAGATCCTTATTACCTTTGATTGCGCTCATCCAATGCACCATCATAAAGGGCACAAATTTTCGCTGCTGATCTTCAGTTAATCGGTCAAACCAAGCATAATCTTTTTTATCTAACGCGGTCAAGGCTGCAAACAAATCAAAATCTTGTTTCTCAAACTTCTCATCTTCTGCTAGTTTTGTTGCCATTATATACTTACCACGCTAACGAATAATCTACGATCTCACAGTTTCTGCTAACTTCTTTTACGAAATAAACGCACATTGGTTTAACTGAGTCTTGAATTGGTACGCAAAGAAATTGTCCATTCTTAAGCCTCGGGGCATACCAAGTTACATCATGGTAGATGTCAATTATTTCAATGGGTTGAAATGTAGGGGAGAATGACGATAATGGATTGAATTCAAACGCATTAAACCCGCGATCATTGATACTAGTTAATGGCAATGTTTCTAGATCGCCGTGTTCCTTTTCACCAATCAAAATCTGCCAATCAACGGGCATCTTTATAACGTGTTCACCTATGCGCAATACCAATGCCGGAGAGCTGAATGATTCTAGGAATATTAGAGGGATATAATGATAATCAACAGCAGTGGGGTTTGAGTTATCTAGGATAGCAAACCGCAAATCATCTATTTCCTCAGGTAGGGTTTCAAGATTGTAATAAGAATTTTCTAAAGTGAGGATACGAATTTTATTTCTCCGATATTGTTATAGCTATTGTACACTATTTGGTCTAAGAAAGCAATAGTCTTGGGAGTATCATCCATTATTTATATTGCAATTTATCCACTGAAAAGGGATAATTAGCTTCTTTATAAAATTCTTTTCGCTTTGTCAAATGACGTTTGGCGAACTTGCAGCTGGAAGTTATATCGTATATTTCCACGTGGTCTTTATCTTCTGCTTTTCTGATGCCACGACCGATACTTTGAATAACCCTTACAAATGATTTGCCAGGCTCG